ATAAACCTGAAGAGGTTGTATTAGAAAAAGTTGACTAATGAGTTCTGTTATTAGAAAAATTAGTATAGGCGCAGACTATAAGAACGAGGCAATGCATTATTCCGTAGGCCAAAACGTTTACGGAGGCCATGCAATATGTAATATTATATTTGACGATAAAGATACATCGTATAATATTTATATTAAAAAAGAAGACGAAGTTATGCCGTGGAAGAAATTTAATTCTAATATGGCTATCTCTGTGGAATATGATCTAGAATACTAATGACAAGTATATTTAGTTTTATTGTAAAACCGGTAGGCGAAAGATACAACAATAAAGTTAAAGTTGCGGATAAAGAATTAATAGTTAATACTAAAATTGAAAGCTTTAAATCTGTAAATAACGTAGCAGAAGTTGTTGCGTTGCCTTTAGCTTATTCAACTGATATTAAAGTTGGAGATATAGTTGTAATTCACCATAATGTTTTTAGAGTATTTTACGATATAAGAGGTAATAAAAAAAATAGTAGATCATATTTTATGGATGATTTATATTTTTGTGACATTGATCAAATATATTTATATAAAAATATAGGTAAATGGAAAGCATTTGGAGACAGATGCTTTGTTAAACCAATTAAAAATAAAGACTATTTAAACGTAGATAAAGAGCAAAAGCTTATTGGTATATTAAAATACGGTAATAGCTCATTAGAATCGCTTAAAATAAACGAGGGGGACCTTGTTGGATATACTCCTTATGGAGAATTTGACTTTGTTATTGATGGACAAAGGCTTTATTGTATGAAATCTAATGATATTGTAATTAAATATGGACATAAAGGAAACGAAACAGAATATAATCCAAGCTGGGCACAAAGCAGTTCTTGAATTAATTAAGGTTGCAGAGGAAGCTATTTTGAATAATGGGGATGATGATTTATCAGCAGATAAATTAAAGAATGCTGCAGCAACAAAGAAGTTAGCCATATTTGACGCTTTTGAAATCTTAAGTAGAATACAGGATGAAACCCGTATGCTAGAAGAAGAAGAAAAAGATCCAACATTAAAAACTTTTAAAGGTTTTGCAGAAGGGAGATCCAAGTAATGTACGAACAAACACTTTATAAAGTATTACCTGACTATATTAAACAATCGGTAATCAAACAACAAAACCGATATAATAAATGGAAATATGGTTATAATAAAGAGCATGATGTAATTATTATAAGCAAAACAGGTAAGATTGGAGAAATATACGAGATACAGAACTTAAGGATTGCTTTACCGTTAATTGATGAATCATTTAAAAGAGCTCCAAAGAAAGAAGAGCAGTATTGGGAGCAATTAAAAATACCTAAAGAACTTGAAAAAATAAAAAGTGTATTTGATTGGAATAAATATCCAGACACTTTTAAGGAAAGATGGTATGACTATGTTGATCACGAATTTAAACGTAGAGAAGAAGGTTTCTCGTTTTATAATAATGGAGTTTCTACATATATAACAGGTACGCACTATATGTACTTGCAATGGAGCAAGATAGATGTTGGAGCGCCTGATTTTAGAGAATCAAATAGATTATTTTTTATATTTTGGGAAGCTTGTAAGGCAGATCCAAGATGTTATGGAATGTGTTATTTAAAGAATAGACGTTCCGGGTTTTCTTTTATGTCGTCTGCCGAGTTGGTTAACCAAGCCACTATATCAAGCGATTCAAGATTTGGTATCTTATCAAAAGCTGGAGCAGACGCTAAAACAATGTTTACAGACAAAGTTGTCCCAATCTCTCTTAACTATCCTTTCTTTTTTAAACCCATACAAGATGGTATGGATAGACCGAAAACAGAACTTGCTTATAGAGTACCTGCTTCAAAGTTTACAAGAAGAAAATTAGATAGTCAAGAAAATCCTGAAGAACTTGCAGGTCTTGATACAACAATAGATTGGAAGAATACTGGTGATAACTCCTATGATGGTGAAAAACTAAAATTACTAGTTCATGATGAAAGTGGTAAATGGTTAAGGCCTGATAATATATTAAACAACTGGAGAGTTACCAAAACCTGTTTAAGATTAGGTAGCAGAATTATTGGCAAGTGTATGATGGGTTCAACATCAAACGCTTTGGATAAAGGAGGAGACAATTTTAAAAAATTATATTATGCTTCGGACGTTACGAAAAGAAACCGCAATGGACAGACTAGCTCAGGATTATATAGTTTGTTCATACCTATGGAATGGTCGTACGAGGGATTCATTGATACTTATGGGGTACCTGTCTTCGATACTCCAAAAACCTCAATCAAAGGAATTGACGGAAACGAAATAGATTATGGTGTTATTGAACACTGGCAGAATGAGGTTGATGGTTTAAAAACCGATTCTGATGCATTAAATGAATATTATAGACAATTTCCAAGAACTGAACAACACGCTTTTAGAGATGAAACGAAACAATCTTTATTTAACCTTACAAAAATATATGAGCAAATTGATTATAATAATGATCTAAGAAATACTAATATATTAACAAAAGGTAATTTTCAATGGGAAGGCGGTATACAAGATACCAAAGTAATATTTTATCCAAATAAAGATGGTAGATTTTTAGTGTCATGGATTCCTCCTTATCATTTACAAAATAATATAATATTAAAGAATAGTATGAAATATCCTGGTAATGAGCATATTGGCGCATTTGGTTGTGACCCTTATGATATATCAGGAACAACAGATGGTAAAGGATCTAAAGGAGCTTTACACGGATTAACTAAATTCTCAATGGAAGATGCACCATCTAATACATTCTTTTTACAATATATATCAAGGCCTCAAACGGCTGAGATCTTTTTTGAAGACGTGCTTATGGCGTGTATATTTTATGGTATGCCAATATTAGCAGAGAATAATAAACCAAGATTGTTATATCATTTTAAAAGAAGAGGTTATAGAGGTTACTCAATGAATAGACCAGATAGAATATTTAATAAACTATCTGCAACAGAAAGAGAAATAGGAGGAATGCCAAACTCGTCTCAAGATATAATGCAAGCACACGCTGCAGCAATAGAAACTTATATAGAAGAATATGTAGGTTTAAATGAAATGGGTTACGGAACAATGTACTTTCAAGATACATTGGAGGATTGGGCAAGATTTGATATAAATAAAAGAACTAATCATGATGCTTCTATCAGTTCAGGATTAGCAATAATGGCTTGTAATAGAAACAAATATATGCCAACTGAAAAAAGAGAAATAGTGTCTGTCCCTTTAGGTTTTAAGAAATATAATAATCAAGGAACTACATCAAAAATTATTAAGTAAATGAATATATACACAAATCCAAATAGCGCTTTCCCTAGTCAGGTTGTAGATGATGCTACTAAGGCTTCTGAAGAATATGGATTACAGGTGTCTCGTGCCATAGAACAAGAATGGTTTAATCAAGGGAGGACTAGCGGTAATAGATATTTAACACATTGGAATAATTTTAATAGATTAAGGCTTTACGCAAGAGGTGAACAATCTGTACAAAAATATAAAGATGAATTATCAATTAATGGTGATTTATCTTATTTGAATTTAGATTGGACACCTGTACCTATATTATCAAAATTTGTTGATATAGTTGCTAATGGCGTTTCTCAAAAAACATACGATGTAAAAGCCTTTGCTCAAGACCCGGAATCTCTTAAAAAGAAAATGGACTATGCTTCTTCATTACAATTTGATATGGTTAACCAACCTATAATACAAGATGTATTACAAAAGACTGGAACTAACATATCAAAATCAAATGTGCCCGCTGAAGATTTGCCGGCAACACAAGAGGAATTAGAATTGCACATGCAACTTTCTTATAAACAATCTATTGAAATTGCAGAAGAAGAAGCAATAAATACTGTGTTAAAGGCTAATAAGTATGATCTTACTAGAAAAAGACTTAACTACGATTTAACAACTATTGGCATTGCCGCAACTAAAACATCGTTTAATAAATCAGAAGGGATTACAGTGGATTATGTGGATCCGGCTTATTTAGTTTATTCATATACGGAAGACCCTAACTTTGAAGATGTTTATTACGTAGGTGAGGTTAAAGCAGTAACAATACCAGAATTAAAAAAAGAATTCCCATATATATCAGAAGATGAACTTCTTAAGATACAACAAATGCCCGGTAATAGACAATATATTCAGGGATGGGGTAACTATGATGAGAATACCGTTCAAGTATTATATTTTGAATATAAGACTTATATGAATCAAGTATTTAAAATAAAAAATAATGAGAATGGATTAGAGAAGGTAATTGAAAAAACTGATTCTTTTAATCCACCACCAAGCGATAACTTTGAAAGAGTATCAAGAACAATAGAGGTATTATATATAGGGGCTAAAATTATAGGTACTGATATGATGCTAGAATGGAAGTTGTCTAATGATATGACTCGTCCACAAGCAGATACTACTAGAGTTAAAATGAATTACACTATTGCTGCGCCTAGAATGTACAAAGGTAGAATTGATTCAATTGTTACTAAATGTATTTCTTTTGCAGACATGATTCAATTAACCCATTTAAAACTTCAACAAGTTATGTCTAGGGTAGTACCTGATGGGGTATTCTTAGATGTTGATGGTTTGATGGAAGTTGATTTGGGTAATGGAACAAAATACAATCCAGCAGAAGCATTGAATATGTATTTCCAAACCGGTAGTATTGTAGGTAGATCCTTAACTCAAGACGGAGAAATAAATAGAGGCAAAGTACCTATTCAAGAATTAACAACGTCTAGTGGACAAGGCAAGATACAAAGTTTAATACAAACTTATCAGTATTATTTGCAAATGATTAGAGATGTTACGGGTCTTAATGAAGCGGTTGATGGTAGTAAACCAGACGCAAATGCTTTGGTGGGATTGCAAAAAATAGCAGCGAATGCTTCTAATGTAGCAACCCGTCACATAAAAGATGCAAGTATATATTTAACTACAAGAATATGCGAAAATATATCATTGCGAGTTGCTGATTGTTTAAATAATCCTTTAACTGCAAATTCATTAAAGCAAAGTATATCAACTTATAATGTAGAAGTTTTAAAAGAAATAGAAAATTTAAATCTGCATGACTTTGGCATTTTTTTAGAGATTGAACCGGACGAAGAAGAAAAAGCACAATTAGAACAAAATATACAAGTATCTTTGCAGAACGGCGGAATTGATTTAGAAGACGCTATTGATATAAGACAAGTTAGAAATCTTAAATTAGCAAATCAATTATTAAAGTTAAAAAGAAAAAAGAAACTAGAGCAAGTACAACAACAACAATTAGCAAATATACAAGCGCAAGCGGATGCTAATTCACAAAACGCAGAAAAAGCTGCAATGTTTGAAGTTCAAAAACAAGAGGCTTTAGCTCAAACGCAAATACAAATAGAGCAGGCTAAATCTCAATTTGAAATGCAAAGGCTACAAGCTGAGGGGCAGGTTAAAAAACAATTAATGGCGGAACAGTTTAATTACGATATGCAATTAGCGCAATTAAAGGTTCAAGCAGAAACAACTAAATTCAATCAACTTGAAGACAGAAAAGATGAGAGAACAAAGATACAAGCAACACAGCAATCTGAATTAATAGATCAACGCAAAAATGATTCTTTACCAAAAGACTTTCAGAATAGCGCGGAAAATTTAATGAATGATTTAGGTGGTATGTTGCAAATGGAATAAACTTATTAACCAATTTTATATTATTATATTATGTCACAAGAAGTAAAACAAGAAGGAGAGTTTAAATTAAAAACAAAGAGACCTTCACCAAAAAAACTAAACAAAACAGATGAGCCTATTAAGGTTGATTTGACACAGAAGCAAGAGGAACCAATAAAAGTAGTAATCCCTAAAGAAGAAACAGATGCCATTCAAGAGCAAAGCACAGATGAAAGCATGTTACGCAATAAACAGCCCGAATTGGGATTG